CTCACCACCCTCATCGGGGGCATGGCCGTATTTCTTTTTGAACACAGCCTCAGTGCGTGCGCGGCAGGCACTTTCGTGGATACCGTTGGTTCCGTACTCTACAAACCATGCGTTCGGCGCGGTGGCCATCACAGCCACACCCTTCCCCTCGTGGACAATGATGCTGTCCCGGTACTGGCCTGAGTGCGGGTCCTTAGCCGGGTCACCCACAGGCGCGATAGACTTCCAGAACTCGGCAGCCTCGTTCGCGACCCGCACCTTTTCAGCCTTGACCTCGGGGTCGTCGTTCAACTCAATGTTGGCCTGGCGCTCGGTGATATCGCACATGTCGAAGAAATCAGCCACGATCAGACCTCCCCGGCTGCTGCATCAGGGTTATCAAGCTGCACCTTGGACAGGAACTTGACGAACTCGATCGATCCGTCTGCCCCCGTAACTCTGACCACGCCACCAGCAATCTGGTAGGTGATGCCGTTCACGATGATCCGGCCCGTCACCCCGGCCGCGAGCGCAGCAGCTGCGGGAGGGCAATGCGTTTGCCACACCTGGGTGGCCACGTCAGTGATGTCCTCGGCCTGCTCCCGCTGCGTCGGCGTAGTGGCCGGCAGTGCGCGGTGACGGCAGTTCGGCACGTCAACGCGGGACTCGGTGGGCATGATTTCCCCCATCGCGTCAGGGGTTCCAGTGCGGGTCATCGTCACGAAAGTGACAGTATCGTTCCCCAGCGCAGGTAGCGGCGGGGGTGCCGTCCAGACAGGCAGGCTCATCCGGCAGCCGCCAGGTGGGTAACCCGAACACACCAGCCGTCAGGGGCTGTGGTCGCCTCAATGTGCGCATCGGTGCCCAGCATTGATGCTTCCAGCAGCGCGCCGAGCGCGGCCTGCATGTACGGCTGCGGAGCCTTACCGGGCTTCAGCATGTGCTGGATTGCACTGGGCGGGGTACGCTTCCAATCCCCCAGCTGGCCGTTCATCAGGGTTTCCCCGTTAACGGTGAACTTGATCCTCACGTTATCGCTGCTCATGGCGTAGCCTCCATGCTGGTGTGTGGACAGGCAGGATTCGCGCGGCCCAACAGATCTGGCTGCACCAGCGCGCGGCCGTTGACCACCCGCAAGATCATCATCGTCTGCTTGCACGACATGCACACCACCGGCAGGCAGTCGCCCGGCATGTCCTCTGCAGCGCGGAGCTCGTCTAGTTCGGCGCGGGGCATGATGACGCAACCGCCGTCTGTCTCCACCAGATTCACGATCGCCTCACCCACGCAGACAGCAGTGTCCTCGATCATGTCGCGCATCTCTGGTGGCATCCCAGCCGTGCGGAACGCCACCAGTGGGAGCAGCCGTGGCTTCTCTTTGGTTGCGGCCCTACCGGGATGCGGGAGGCCAGGCCCGAGGCGGTCGGCGATCAGCTGGGCGACAGCCGGGTTAGGCATCACGCCACCCCCATCAGCCGGTACGGATCCAGAATCTTAGTGTCGAACGAGAACTGGGCCACCTTGAACCACTTCCGCACCACATCATCCACGGTGTAGTCCTGCAATGTAGGCCCGACGTTCTGGGCGGCGAGGTCGCATGCGGCCAGGACCGCGCCCCGCCAATCCTGGGCATCCTCTACGGAATAGCCGTGGGTTATCTCGATCTGGATGCTGCCAAGCTCGCGGGACCAGCGGTGGCCGCAGTGCGGACCGCCCATCACTTTGCGGACAATGCCCTGCCGCGACCACGCTATCGATGTGGGAGTCACATCCAGGCTGATGCCGTTCTCGGTGCACGACAGCAGGTCCGTCATGTTCATGGTCGGCAGGTAAAGGTCCCGCGTCCCAGGGCCATCCAGATACAGGGTCTCGGTAACTGCTGGTGTCACAGCCCATCCGCAGTAGCGGCGCGCGCCGGCCAGGGCGCGGGTCAGGATGTTCGCCGTCTCCGGGTCGTCGGCCGGCAAACGGCCCTTCGTGTAACTCGCCAGGTCAGCCGGTGTCAGTTCGACCTCGGTGTCATCATCCGGGGTGAGCGCACCCATCGACCTGCCCCCTACGAACGCAGAACCGGGTCGTCAGAACCCTCACCGAGGACTGCGACCGCGCCGATGACGCCGCCGGTAGTGGCACCGCTCGTAGTCAGCACCAGACGCACGTAGTGGGCCGGGCCACCGCCGAGGTACCCCAGGGCCGCAACGCTGCCGCTTTGGGCCGTACCGATCGATATAGGCCCACCCTGGACGCGGCTGGCATCCACGTCAGTCCACGTCGTGCCGTCAGGGGAGTCCTGCAGCTTCGGAACGTGGGTGCCGTCGGTGACGGTGCCGATGTTGAGGACGAATAGGGCCGACTCGAAATCGTTGCTGAACTGGGTCAGGTCAACCGAGACACCGTTCGCGGTGCCGGTGACATGCGCGGCGCTGGCAAGCGCAAGGGCCGGTAGCAGCCTGCCGTAAATTCCGTGCGGCATTACTTGTCTCCATCCTTGGCGGTGTCCTTGGAAGTGTCTGCGGTCTTCGCGGGTGCTGGCCGCTTCTTGGCGCGAACCGTCGGTGCCACCAGCTTATTGGGCGGCGTCGGGGTGACCTCCTGGCTGCCGACAGCCGCGATCAACTCTGTGCCGTCGGTAGGGTCAGGTCCTTCGGGGCCGTCGATCTGCTGCGGGCGCGGCGGGTCGTTCGGGTAGGTTTCGCCGGTCGGCGGCGGCTCGTCAATGTGGTCGTCAGCCTTCGCGGCCTGCACCTGCTGCGGCTTCTTTCGGCTGTTGAACACGCCCGCGCCCGCCTCCTCTGGGGTGGGGTGCGGCTCTGGGCCTTCCGGCCCGTCGATCTGCTGCGGCGGGGTGTCCCAGTTCTTGCGGCCAGCCGGTAGCTCGTGATCCTCGGTGGGGCGGTGGGCGGGAAGATGCTTGGTGGCCTCGGCCATGATGTTTTACTCCCTCGACTGGGTGGGCAGCTGGTTACTTGCCGGGCCTGGCGCCAGGTGCTGGCTTGGCCGGTGCCACGGGCGGTTTGGTGGGGATCGTTTCAGGGACGGGATGGGTCGTGTGACGGACCTCGCCGGGCGCAGCGGTAGCGGTTTCCATGGCGCGGCTCGGGCGCGGCCCGCGCCGGTTGTGGGCCAGGGCAGCTGCCTCCTCGACTGGTAGGAACAGGTGCTCGCGGCCCACGAAATCAGGGTCGCTGTCGTCGCACAGGTCGCCGGTACCAAAGAATCTGGGCATCCCGTCTGTGCTGGTGAATGAGAACGATTCGCGTGCTGCGTAGGTTGCCATGTGGCCTGGCTCCTTTGATCGTTGGGAACTGCGGATTTCCTGCGGGCCTGGGCGGGCCGACAATGGGAGGTTGAAACGGCCCGCCCAGGACCAGTTTTGGTGCGGCCTACGTGATGTTCAGGATGCGGAACGCCGCGTCGTTGACGCTGTCCGCTCCCACCCTGTAGTACGCATACCAGCCGCGCTGCCCGGACGGCCGGTTGTTGGCCGTGTTGAACAGGTGGGGGATGAACTCGACGGTCATGCCCAAACGGTCCGCGATGACGTAGTTTTGCATGTCACCGAAGATCAGCGAGTAGTTCTCGCCGCCCGAGTCGATGGTGCCGTCGATGGCCTCAGCTTCCAGGTTCGGGTAGCCCATCAGGTTCGGTGGGCGACCGTCACCCAACGTGGTCCACAGTCCTGCACCACCGTAGACGTCGAACTGGCGGATCAGGTTGTAGATCAGGTTGTTCGACAGCCATTGCGCGTTGTTCCGGTAGCGGGCCGGCAGTGCGCCGTGCAGCGCGTACACGTCTGCGATGGCGAACGTGTCGGTCGTCTTGGAGTTGACCACGCTACCGCTGTCCGCCGACAGCGCGGTGACGATGCCCGTGGGCATGCCTGTTCCGCTGCCGGTGATCAGCGCGACGGCTTCCAGATCCTCTCGGCCTTGGGCCAATAGCCGCCCGACCTCCTGGGCCACGTTCTGCTCGTCGGCCAGTGCCTCAATCGAGATGGGCACGAAACCAGCGGCCTTGTAGACCGGGATGGTCGGCTGAGCGAACGGGGTGGAGTCATCCGAAACCTCGGAAGCCTCTGCATCCCACGACCACTGCACCGCAGCCGATGACACGCCGTGCCAGGTGTCACCGGTGGCAACCACCTGGCGCGCGGCCTGGCGGATGTCGTTGCGGCTACCGGCACTGGTGATGATGACTGTCGGGTCCAGCTGGAAGGGAACCAGGAAACCACCCGAGGAGTCCGTCAGCGACATTGCCCGGTAGGACTCCGCAGCGTCGAGTGCGGCTGACTCCTCGCGGGACAGCTGGTGGCTGCGGTTGGTGGCCATCTTCGACCAAGCCCGCAGGTACGCGGGGGAACTGGTCACCAGGACGTGCCGTGCGATCCGGCTATCCTCCGTGTCGAACCGCTCCACGATCCCGGTAGCGGCCTGGCGGATGTTGTCCGAGGCACCCGGCATCTTGGAGATAGCCGAGAGGGCGCGTGAGCGCATCTCCTGGCCGACCTCGCCCCGCGCCCGCGAGAATGTGCGGACATCGCTCAGGTCCCACGGGTCACGAAACCGGCAGTCCTCGATGGAGTCTGGCTCCAAGATCGAGTCGCGGTCGTAGTCGTCCCGTGAACCCTGCGACTGCGTCGAGCCGCGCTCGATGCGAAGTCGGCTGTTACCGGGGAGATTGGTGGCGCTGGTCCGGACGGCGGCGATTTCCGCTGCGCGCTCAAGATTGCGGCGGTGGTCGTTCACGTCGTTGAACTCGCGGGTCAGTGTCTCGAAATACTCGTCGTCGTCGCGCGACAGGTTGTCCTGCTCCGCGAGACGTTCCAGTTCCGAGTGGATTTCCTGCAAGCGGGTGACCGCCTGCGAGTGGGTCAACGTGGGACCGCGCTGCTGCTCGTCGTCCCGCGTGTCGGTGCTAGGTGGCATTGGTCAGCCCTTCTGTCTGGCTTGAATGGACAGCAGCACATCGCGGGACTTGCCGACCATAAGGTCGATAGCCCTGCTGCCGCGTGGAATTGGTTGGTGCTCGCCTGCCGTCGCGGTGGCTCGCTGCCCGTTTTGAGTGCCCGCCTGCCCAGAGGTGGCTTGCTGCTCGGCTTCTGGGTGCGCCCCTGCCGTCTCGGTGGGTTGCTGCCCGTCGCGGCCGTCGCTCGCGTTTTCGTCGTCGTCGGCCTCGTCATCAGGATCATAGACCCCAAGGGAATCCAGGAGGTCGTCAGAAACGCCGCCAGCACCCTGGATCAGCGAAACGGCCTGGGCCACGTTGTCCGGTAGTTCGCTGGTGTCCTGCCCAGCTAGAAGTGCATTCGCCTGGTCCAGGATTGCATCCAGGCTGCCGGCCAACTCTCCTGGTTCTTTGCTGTCCCGCTTCGGCGTGTCCCGTACCGGCTGGCCGTTTCCCCCAGCAGCTTCCAAACGGTCAGCCATGAACACGGCGCGGGCTAGCTGCTTGCGTGTCTCTGGCTGCCCCAGCTTCCCCAGATCGATGACCCGAGGCAGCTTGGACCTAACCCCCACCGATGTGTCCTCGTAGGCGGGCCACGTAACTGGGCCCATCTCGGGTACTTTCAGCTGACGCAGTGTGCGGACCAGTAGCTCGTCGTCAGCCACATCCTCGTAATAGGTGCGGTCCAGCTGGGCCATCAGTTCGTCTTGGTCCCGGATGACCTTGCCGTCGGGGTAGGCCCAGCGTTCGTCCATGACCTCGAACCGGAACGACATGCCGTCAACCGCGCCAGCAGAGATGGCATCCCGCACAGGCTGCACCAGCCAGTTATCAAGCAGCCTGCCGATGATGTGCGCGCCACCGTCCGGGGCCAGCACAGGGTCAGTGTCCTCGGTGACGGAGGTCAGCGAAGCGACGGGGAGAGAACCGATTAGCGGATGCCGGCCGTGGTCGAACTGGATCTTCGGCGGTGTCTCCCGAAACGATCGCTTCATCGAGCCGGGCGCGATGTTCTCCCAGAAACGGCCCTCCCAGGAGTCGATCAGGGTGTTGCGGTTGAACACGGCACCGTACCCGTCGAGGGTCAGACCGTCGTCGGGTTGGCCGTCCACGGTCACATCCCTGACAAGGGCGAATGGGGCTTCCCGCACGGATTCCTGCGGTGGCCGCTTCGCACGCTCACTCGGTTTAAGCATTGACCGTTGCGCCATTGTTGTTCCCTCCTGTGGGATTCGCGGCTAAGGGTTGGGTGTCGCTGCCGGTGCCGCTGCCGGTGTCGTCGTCGTCGTTCGGTCCCTGGTTGGTGTCGGATTCCCCGCTCTTGTCGCCAGGTTTGGACAGCTGCACAGACACCAGGCCGGTGTGCTGAAGTAGCCCGAGGTCACCGGAATCTACGGCCTTGACGGAGCTTTCCGGGGTGAACCCGGCGGTGATGTAGGAAGCGATGGTGGTGGCCCGCACGGAGGCGATGTTCGCGGCGTCGGCTTCGTCCTCGCGCAGGAACGGGACATCGGTGGTGTCGTACCAGAGGCGGCTCGATGAGTCGGGCACCTTCATCACGGTTTCGATGGATCCGGCCAGGTTCTGCCACAGCGGGTGCGCCGTTCCGTCGGAGAGGCGGCGGCGGGCCTGACCGTAGTTCGAATACGTGGCAGCTTCCAGTCCTTCGGATAGGCCGACGATGATCGGCGGAACGCCCGCAGCAGCAGCGATTCGGGTTTCCCCGCCGCCGCGCACGGTCTTGAAGTCGATCTGCCGCATGTTCGATCCGACCACCGTGGCGTCCGCGCCCGGATACAGGTGGAGCGTTTTGTATGCGTTCGACACGCCGCCGAACTCGTCTTTCATTTCCTTGGCGAATGTCTTGATCTTCTGCAGGGTCGCCTGGGCGTCGTGCTTGACGACCATGTTCGGGGTAGCGCCGTTGTCAAAGAATTTCGACTGGTGCCGGGTCATCGCCTGGTCAGCTTGAATCTCCCGCAAAATTGGGGTCAGCCAGGACATTCCACGGAAGTTCATCAGCGGGTCCGGGATCGGCGCATAGTGCACGACCTCGCCGGGCAGGAAACCGACCGGCTCGGCGTCGCTCCCGTAGCCGCGCTCCCAGTACACGTAACCCCAGAGCTTCCAGCCGATCTGGCCGCGCCCGTCAGCCATCATCCGGGGTGCCACCACGAGGTCCACGAAATCTGGGCGCAGACGGACCATTTGGCCG